TAAATCTTTCGTTTAATTGTGCCACCCTTTCCCTTGCCTCTGGTTCGGCTTTCGTAGGATCGCCGGTTAATGGGGCTTGCGTAGGCTCGCCCTCTGGTTCAGCACCGTCTTGCGTAGGCTCGACCTGTGCGGGACATCTTTCGTTTAATTCCATCATTATTTTTTTAATTAGCTGCTCATTCCACAACCGATGCTTGACTTTATTCTCATCATCATCGTCTGTGATTTCTTGCCATTCATCTGCGTAATAACGAAACATTTCTGGCACTGTCAAAGGTACAAACGGTGGTGCATCCATCTTTTCTTTTGCCGCTTCAAGGCTTCTGACTCCAACCTCAGTGTCAGGGTATGCGGGATAAGTGACCGGTGAAACATCAAATAACCGTGCCACTCTGGTAATCGTTCTGACGGGCAGCTCGTTAGAGTTCTTTTCATCCAGCCCCTCCCACTTATCGGACTCAACTGTAAATGCAAAACTTTGTTCTTGAACATCACCACGAGAAATCGGAGAAATAACTAAATCACGAATCAGTTGGGTATCGGGATAATCGACTTCTATACGTAGTCCCTTCTTATCTTCAGATAATCGCAAGGTATCATTAGACTGTCGACCAAGAACAAAATTAGGGTCATGGTTGAACAATGCCCTGGCATCGGACACTTTGATTGCCTCTTTAAATGCGCCATAGTCAATTTTTTCTCGGAAACCTCCCAAGTCTTCGGATAATGAATTGAATGTCGCAGCATATCCGGTCATTGTTGGTTTTTTTGATTGCTCATCTACCCTGACCTGGAGTTCTGGAATTATTAATACTCTGGTTTCTTTTTCCATGATTTATTTTCCTTTTATCGGAGACATTCCAGCGACCAACCAAGTTGGCCGAGGGTCATAATTGATTTCCGGTATCCTGCCCTTGCCTGATGCAGACATAGACTTGACCGGTAAGTTCTCACCTTCAAGGATAATGTCCACATAGTCCTTGCCTTTTTCGTAAGTTGCCGATACTAAATCGACATTAAACGGAAGTTTTAAAATTTGTCTGAATAAATCCGCCTTCACTCTCGCTTTTGCTTTTTTCATAAAGCCCCCTATGTGGTTTTATCGGTGCGACACATAACAATCGCAGCCCTGATGTAATGGTGGATGAGATAACCCACCTCGAATTTTCATAGGCCCATTCTTTGCGCCCTTCGGCTCGAATTCTGCATCACTGGTAAATAATGATTGCCCTGGTTTAACCTTGCGCCCGTTTAGTTCCTGGCAATACGGACAGGTTTCAGCGCCACGAATACGCCAAACAGATGAAAAGCCAGCAGACCAAAAAACGAATTGAGTGGCCGAATTAGCGGCCCTAACACTTTCTTCAACCGCTATTTTTTCAGGGCGTCTTTCAATCCATTCGTCCATGCGTTGCATTACTAATTCTTGACTATCTTCCTTGTCAAGCAATGCATTTATTTGCCCCTGCGATCTTCCAACATGCCGCAATACATAAATATCGAAATACTCGTCTATCCATTTTCGTGCATCACCAATGATATCATCCACATCCAGGCTTACCTCGGAAGCTGCTTGATCCATTATTGCCTCCTGATACGTGGAGATAACACCCTGCAACTGTTTGCGAATAACCGCTGGCATATGTTTGTAAAATTCATCCACAGATGATTTGTTGCCACCATTTTTAATATTTTTACCAACCGCTTTGGCCTCTTTTAAAACTATTCTTTCAGCCGCATCTAATATTAGCGAATAATACCTTGAAGATATTTTATCACGACCAATCACACTACGATGCTCGATTAATTTCACCTGTTCGGCATCCCGGTCTAGAATCCTGCGCCAATAACTCCGGTTGTCGTCCTCTATCTGTTCAGGTGTCGGTGGCTGCTCCCCAGGAAGATTCTTGTCGGCAGCAGGCATCACAGGATCCTTGTCGATGTCGTCCAGCGGTGTTAGATTCATTTGGATATAAGTCTTGTCGGCATAGTCTGTATCCAGCGGTTCCTCATCTTCAAAGGCCCGGATTTCATTTGGTGTTATTGTGCCGAGGAAAAAGCGCTTTGTGTAATAATCAGCCCTGGCATTGCTGTTACCACGCAAAACAGCTTTTAAAGAATGTTTGAAATAATAGCCTAATCTGTGTTCATTTTCCGTTAAAAGCTGATTATTATAGTTTTGTTCCAGAACATTTGTCCAGGGGGTAATAGTACCGGTATAGTACTCGATTTCCTGTTCCTCGATGTTTGAAAATGTTGAACGAATTAAATCCTTCAGCTTATGAGGTGGCATGTTAAGCCACCGGGCAATCTCTGAAACCTGAAACTGGCGTGTCTGCAAAAATTGGGAATCATCCGGCGAAAAGCCAAGCTGCTCAACTTCCATGCCCTGTTCGAGTAGCATCCATCGATGAGACTTATCGCCCCCTTGATATTTGGCCATCGATTGACGGAGGTTTTTCTGAGAATCCGCGCTCATCGCACGTGGAAACTTAACCACACCGCCGATATTGGTATTGGCACCGAAATATCGTGCCCCGAATTTTTCAGATGCCATCGACAACCCGATAGACTCAGCAGCCTTTCTGACAACCGAATAACCTATGATGCCATCATAACCAAGACCGGCAACATGCAAAACCTTTTCCCGGTTCAGCCAAACATCAGGTTGACCACCTACCACAATCCTATATTTTAAATCGCCGCCAACCCATTCCGGAAAAACTTTATGAGGTGGAATCGGCCACAACTCGGTAACCTGGCCCATTGAATCCTTACCGATCTCCGCATACATATTGCCCCAGGATAAAATATGAGCCATCGTAGCTTGCCTGAAGTTCACCGCTGGCATATAAGGATTGGCCCGATAATTTAAACGCTCTAAAGAGTTATGGTTGGTGATGAGTTTTCGTTTACCGTCAGATCTTTTTTTATATAGATGTATCGGAAGGCTTGCGATGTCACTTGATATGATATTAATTCCCGCATAAAGCGAGGATAGGTTCAGTGCGGTTTCTTCTGTTACCTGTACCCCGGACTCAGTTTCACTCATGCCGTATAAATTCCAGAGCGAAGGGTTCCAGGCTTTGGGATCAGATAACTTTAAATTACGTTTTATTTTATCGGCAAAATACCATGTTGCTAATTGGAGCTTGTCTGCAAATGTATATTCACTCATATGAATATAATTCCTCTTTCATCATACACAGAATGTAAATTAGGATCTGCAAGGCATCGCCCCAATGCCATGATTAAAGCCACTATACCATCTATCCGTTCTCTCGATTCTTTCTTGTCACATTTAAAATTCTCCGCAGGATCTTGTTTAACCGCTAAATTATCTGCGTTCCATCTTAACACGGGATGGCCACCGTGTGCAAGGTTGTGTTCTAAAACGATATCCAGTAGTTGTTTTGTTGGTGCCGACATACTGGCAAAACCTTGACCATGCTGCACCATCTCAACCCCTATATTATCCAGTATATCATTAACGATTTGAATCGACCCCCATCGGTCAAACGCAATTTCTCGTATGTCATAAAGTGCCTTTGACTCGGCAATATCTTTTTTCACGAATTCAAAATCAATCGTATGGCCAGGGGTTGCGGTGATAAACCCTTCACGCTCCCAGACATCATACGGCACTTTGTCCATTCTCGATCTTTCAATTATATTTTCTTTCGGGACATACAAAAACGGCAGCACTTTATATTTTTTTTCTTTTTCGGTCATCGGTGGAAATACTAAAACAAATGCAGTTAAGTCCTGGCTATTGGATAAATCTAAACCACCATAGCAGGGTTTTCCGATCAGCGAGTGTTTATCTATTTTTTTTGAGCACAAGTCCCAATGCTCCATAGGGATATATCTATCAATCTGGCCTACCCATTTATTAAGAGTGAACCTTAAAAAATTGTTCCAACGTTTTGGATTCGCTTTGGATTGAGTGTAATGAGTTTTAAGTTTATCGAACTCGAATATCTCACCCAATGCCGGGTTGACCCTGCGCCACACTTTTTCATCATCCGGACTATCCTTGGGGTTCCCGTCCTCGTCTTTCTCATCGTCTATGGCATACACAATAGGTAAAAAAGTTTCGTCTTTAATAATACCATCCCGCACCTGGCAGGCGTAATTATGAACCTCCCAACCGATAGATTCTTTATCGTATATACCGGCAGTGGTAAGGATAATCACAAGCTGCTGATCACGGGCCCTATCGGTTCCCTCGGTCAGAACGTCATAAAGATCACGGTTGGGTTGAGAGTGTAACTCATCGAATATTATTATCGACGGATTTAGGCCATGTTTGGTATACACCTCATTCGATAAAACCTGTAAAAAGCTATTTGTTTTGCGATAAACGAGCCTCTTTCTGCTAACTATCGGTTTTAAATGCTTTTTTAAACCTCTTTGTTCGACCATGCTGGTTGCAGCTTTATATACCAGCCCTGCTTGCTCACGGTCACCTGCTGCGCAATACACCTCGGCCCCGTATTCGTCATCGGCCACCAAACCAAAAAGGGCAAGACCAGCGGCGAACTCTGTCTTGCCATTCTTTTTCGGTATCTCGATATACGCTGTTCGGTACTGGCGCATCCCATCTTTTTTCAGCGTACCAAATATATTTTTAATAGCGTGTCTTTGCCAGGATATCAGATTGAACGGAACACCGCGCCACTTATTTCCGGCAGTATGGCAACAGTAATGGGTGAAGAATTCCTCGACCCTTTCAACTTTGGCCTTGCCGATCTTTTTCAGATCACGTTGTGAGTAGGTAGTCGTCATCGTGCGTATCTTCTACCTTGATACGGGTCCGGCTGCTCGGCGATAGGCCGAACTCGGCACCGAAACTGCGTAACTGCTCTAAACTTTTATTATAGATCCAGACATACGGTAGCGTGTTATATTTGCCGGTTGATATTGCTTTGCCATCTTTATCAAGCGCCTTTACCCCGGCTATCATACCACCCATCATAGGGTGATCAGCTATCTTTAGTCCCTTTCCTTTGGCGGCCCTCAATTCGAGTCGCCGCATTTTTTTAATTTCTTTTTCAGCCCATTCAAGTTTACCCACGGCTGAACAATAGGACGCGAACATCGCCATATCAGCCCCGGTCAATAAACCGAGTCGTTCAAGCTCCGGTGCCAGCCGGTTCCATTCGTGCTTTGCCTCGATGCTTAACCAGCTCGGACACTTGGGCGCTTTGGGCTTGAACTTCGGCTCATCGAAATTGATACGGTTTTTATTCGGTTCTCCTTCGTGCAACTTTAGATGTGTCGGTTTTGGCTTTCTGCCCTGGCCTGGATTGTTT